TTGTAAGCCTGTCCGAAAAAACTAGGCTCTCAGATCGCCACACAGAGCCGAAACGATATGTCCGTGTGTGATTATATCCTAAAAATACCTTTGTTTTTGTATGTTTTTGTATTGTCCACTATCCAACTTCTCCCCAATTTGACCCCATTTCAGCATCCACATCAAAGGGAATTTTAAGTTCTGGTACACAATTAGACATAATCTCTTTGACTTGTTCTATTTGTTTGTCATTTTCAATATTAAAACACAATTCATCATGCACTGTTAGCATTGGTGTAAGACCAGCATCGTAACAATCAACCATAGCTTTTTTAGTTTGATCTGCACTTGACCCTTGGATAAGTCTGTTTAGTGCCTTGTATGTAAAAGCTCTTCTGATTCTACCTTTACCACCATACTCATCGATAGCTTCTTTCATAGGCAATGCTCTGTTGTATTGATAAGATATAGGCTCGTACATATTAAATCTACATTTACGGCCCAACCAAGTTCTAATTACTCCACTCTGTGATGCTTTCTTTGTTGTCTTCTCTGATATTGATTTTAGAAACGGAACTTTATCATTATATTTATTTAAAAGAGCAGTTGCTTCATCTACAGTTAGATCAAGAATGTTTGCTAATTTACCTTTACCCATTCCATACATCAATCCAAGATTCACAGTCTTCGCTTGTTTTCTTGGTATACCAGCTATGTCTGCCACAATCTGATGAAAGTCAGCTTCTCCTTTTTTATACAAAGCTACAACGTCATCTATCTGTGGGTGTCTATCAAACCCAGTCAATGTAGCACAATAGTGGACTAACCATCTTGGTTCTTGTGAAGCATAGTCAAAAGATCCCCACTTTGATCCTTCTTCTGGAATAAATAATCCTCTGATAAGTTTTTTTATATATGGATCTCTTGCAGGTATTTGTTGCAAGTTAGGATTACTTGAGCTAAATCTACCAGTAACGGTTCCCCCGCCGTCAGAACGTAGAGGATGAAAGTCACAATGTATTCTGCCCTTATGCGAGTGTTCAAGAATTGTATCGATAAAAGTCGTATTGGCTTTATTAACTTCCCTTATCTTTATAATCTTCTTCGCAATGGGATGAGAATGATTGGCAAGAAACTGTTTTGTAAAGGCGGGGGCCCCGGACTTTTCTGTGCGAGAATACGCAAGTCCCATAGCATCAAAGACTTTTGCTACAGATGTGGCGACCCAAGGTTCTATCGTAACTCCAGTTTCTTTGACTATCTCATCTACAAGTGATTTTTCTAAAGTAGTTAATTCTTTCTTAACCTGCTCAGCTTTATTTAAATCTACTCGTACACCTACTGTTTTCATATCCAAAAGCAAAGGTGTAAGTCTAGTTTCTAATTCAAAAATACCACTACATTCTTCTTTGGTTATATCTTTTCTCAATACATCCCAAAGTTTCAGAGTTATGGCAGCATCATGCTCTGCATAAGCACCAACGTAACGAGGTGGTAGTTTCCACATACCAGACTTTGGATCTACACCAAACTCTTCGGCGGCACTCTTGAGCATCTTCTCATCTTTGTATGTACCAAGATGATCTCCAGCCAGTGAGTTCAGATTGTAGTATCTTCTATTTTCATTTAACAAAGGCGCTGCAACCATGGTATCTCTGATCTTGCCTTTAACTTCTACGCCCTCTGCTCTAAGCCAACCAAGATCGTACAAAGCATTGTGGAACACGAATGTTTTAGTTGTATCTTTACATAAGTCTGTCAGCCACTGCATAACAACCCTTCTTGGCATGTTACCCACAGTGTGTGCTATTGGAAAATACCAAGAACTATCTCCCGCAGCGACTGCTATACCTATGATATGTCCATCTTTTCTGCACCAACCAGGTCCTAATTTTATTAAGTTTTCATCTTTAGTTTCTAAGTCAATAGCTATCGTATCGTATTGAGACAGATCTGGTATAGTTTGAGGTGGTGTCCAATCAGAGTCCACATTACCCCATGCTACATCTTTTATATCTTGTTCCAATAAATGGTATTGGTCACTTGTCATTTATAATTTCTCCACCTAATGCAGCGTAGCCAATAATATCAACCCAGCTATCATCGTGTTCTATCGTTTCTGCTAGTCTAGCTAGTTTTACACCAACCATACAAGCCACAACTTCTTGTGCCGTAACTTCTCTGTCTAATATAACAGACCATATCTTTGCTATTCTTTCATGATTAAATTTAGCAGGCCCATACTCTTTGGCTCTCGGACCATTGATTAGTTTTTCTGCCTCATCTAAGAAATATTTTCTGTCTTTTTTATTTTTTTCAAAACCTTTTACTGGTTTACCAAAAGGGGTTTTGTCTGTAGTTTCAAGCACTTCACACATATCATGAACATAACTATCCCAAAATGGTCTAGGGTCTTTTTCGTCAGTTGCTTGTTGTAAATACCATTCTTTTTTCATTTTTACTTTTTCCTTCTTTCTTTATCTCTACGTCTTTGATCTCTAGCTCTACAAGCATCATTACAAAATTTTTTTTCATTTGCTCTAAAGTCATTAACTCTAAGTCGCATCTTAGCACTACAGCTCCCGCATACTTTTTCATAGTAAGCATTTTCTCTTAAAAATTTAATAACTTCTTGTAGGTGATCTATTTGAGAAATCATTTCTTCTTTTGCTTGTTCATAGTTCTTCATCTCAAATCTCCAAATTGATGTTGTCCTGATCCTACTACTATGTGTAGTTCTTTCTTTGCTCTTGTTACACCTACATACCAAACTCTCTTTTCGGCATCTTGATCCTCACTTTCAATACATGCCTTCGTTGAGTCTAGCAACAATGCTACATTATCAGCTTCTCCACCTTTTGCTCTGTGAATAGTAGATACACGAATTCTAGGATCTGCCGAAAGGATCTTCTCTCCTCTCTTTCTTACAGATATTATGTATGCAGCGACTTGTTCTGATATCTTTAAGACATTTTGCCATGTTACAAAGTTATTTGCCTCAAAACCACATATTCTTTTAAGGTCTATCAAGTTCCATTCCTCATCGTCTGATAGAGAATACATGATTTTTCTACCCGATTTTTGTATATATTTAGGATCTATAAGTTTTGAAAAAGGTTTCAATAAATCGGCAGGCACTGTTGCTCCTCTCTGTAACTTTAGCCAAACTTCTATTGCCACTAGTACATTAACGGATACAGACCATCCTTCTCCTTCTCTCCAAAACACATAGCCTTCTTCTCTTAACTTATTGCAAACTTTATTAGCTATGTAGTTAGTCCTAGTTAAAATTAACCACTCGCCCTCTGTCATATCAACATCAAGAATGTCATTATGCCATGTAACAAATCCTTTTTCTTTTGTTGGATTCCACGATTTGTTTTCTCGTTTCGTGATTTGATCGGTCAATCCTTTAGCAAAAGCAAAGGGATGTTCTGGAACACGATATGATTTACTCAGTATATATTTAGTTTCACTAGCATTAAGAAAGTTATCTACGTCAACACCCATCCACGAATATATTGCTTGGTCATCATCCCCCGCATAATAAACTCTTTGAGAATTAGGAACTAATACGTCTTTAACCATCTTCCATTGCAGTGGAGCTAAGTCTTGAGCCTCGTCTATGATAAGCAGATCAAACTCGGGAGATGTCCCTTTCCATATAAACTTTTCTATCATGTCAATGAAGTCATACTTACCTTGTCTTTTTTTATAATCTTTGAAAGCCTTGTCTAACACACTTAACTGTTGCCAATTTAAACTGTGATCCCAGCCTTTGTGAAACTCTTCTTGTAGATCTACTTGTTTTACTCTCGCATATTGGATCAATGACATGTACTTATCGCCACCAGCACCAACATTGAAGAGTGGGCCTTCTTCTATGTTTACTGTTTGTGTGGTTCTGAAATCTAGACCTACAAGTTTACCTAACTCATTATAATCACGACCCGACATTACTTCTGATGTACTTAAGCCAAGCCAACTAAAAGCAAGAGAGTGCAAAGTTCTGAAGTAAATTAAATCTCTTGAATCTAAACCTTCTATGTTTTTTAGTGCTCTGGTTTTTGCTTCTGTTGCAGCTTTTCTACTAAAAGACATAAAACCTATTTTTTTGGGATCAACGTAATGAGCCAGACTACCTTCAACTAATTTAATTAAAGTTGTAGTTTTACCTGTTCCAGGCGGCCCAAAGATTGTAACTTCTTTACCATCTTTCAAATATTCTGTCGGCGGGTTTTTATATTTTTCAAAATTATTTTCCATTTCTATTTCCTTGTCCTTTGTTTCTACCTGTTGGATCTTTAACTTCGAATGGACACACACCTTTTGCGTCTATCTTTACTGCCTCTGGGTACAATCTCCACAGTTCCTCTTCTAAATATTTTTCTATCAGTTTCTTACCTTCGACACATTCTTGTCTTGTTTTATACACAACTCCAGGTTCCCAAAAACTACACAAGGCATCGCCTCCTCTGTACCTACACTGCTCAACAAAAATCACACAAAAAGCCACCATCATTTCCATTAGAACGGAACCTCCTCTTCTTCGATTGTTATTGGTTTAATCTCAACGTCTGCTCCAAACTCTGGTATCCACCAAACTCTAACAGTTTTCCATTTACCTTGTGATGTTTGAAATTTTTTCACAACAGAACTATCTCCATTGTTTATTTCTTTTAATCTCTCTTGGACTTGTGCTCTCGTATAGTTGTCAAACTTTCTGTTTCTCAAGAACTCCATCAAAGAATCTATTCTAAAATATGTTCTAGATTCCTCTATCTCTGTGTATGGTTTACCTAAAACAACTTCTTCAAAACTCTGTGCTTGTACTCGACCCGTGCAAAATAATTCAAGATACGATAAGAACTGTCCTTTGTATGTCAGTTCTTGTGGTACAGCTATCTCATTACAGTTTTCAAGTAATCCGTTAACTTGCACCTCCCAATCGGCATCTTTCATCTTTGGTGGCATGAAGTTCAACTGCTCCATACATGCTCTTTGAAATAATCTTGGTGCTTGTAGTTCCTCTGTAGTCAAC